GATTTTACTAGCACTTCAGCCGCTATTTTTGTTAAAGGTGCTGCTGGCGCTGCTGCTAGCGGTGGTATGACTTTATTAGAAACTTTAACTTTAACGGGTGCTAGTGTTACAAGTTCCACAATTCCGTCAACATACAAAGACCTTTATATTATTATTAGAAATAATAGACCTTCCACAGATGGCGATTATATCAATATGCGTGTTAATGGTGATTCAGGTACAAGGTATTCCAATACATCATTAAATGTAAGTTCAGCATCAAATCAGGCTTTTGGTGATTCCTCATTTAGACCTGTTGTTATGGATTCAGATAACGGCGCATCTACTGGCATTACTGCAATATTTATTACCGATTACGCAAATACAACAACTTGGAAAATGCAACGCTATCAATCAATCTCTAATGGTGCAACAACACCAGCAAACTGGTCATATACCGCAGGTGTTGGTATCTACAATCAAACATCTGCAATTACAAGCATTACTTTATTAACTAATAGCACAAGTAACTGGACATCAGGAACAGCACTAATTTACGGAGTGAACTAATGAATAGACCAATGGTAAGAATATATACAGGCGGTGGCGAGTTTATTGATCGTGAAATGAATGATGCCGAATATGCTCAATTTGAAATAGATGTTGAGGAAAACAAAATTAGAAAAGCTGAAGCCAAGGCAAAAGCAACTGCTAAAGCCGCTTTATTAGATCGTCTTGGTATTACAGCCGAGGAAGCCACGCTGCTGCTTTCATAATGAAACCTTGGTTATCAAAAGCTGCAATTCAATTTCGTGAACAAGTAGATGATTCATTCCCAAATCGTGCGAAGCGCATGGATGGGTGGATTGGTGATTTGCGTCATTCAAAAAGAATTAGTCAGCACAATCCCAATGAACACGGAGAAGTTTGCGCATTGGACATTGACGCTGGCTTATCTGAAGAACAGGGAATTGCAATCTATTTGGCAGATCAAATACGACTTGCAGCAAAACAGGGTGACAGACGCATTTTATATGTAATTTTTATGGGCAAAATTTGTAGCGCCAAATCCTTTTGGCGTTGGGTTAATTACAAAGGACTAAACCCTCACAACAAGCATATTCATATTAGCTTTAAACCAAATCAAAATAACAAGTTTTTTAACATACCACTATTAGGGGGTAATTCATGAAACTATCAATTAAACATAAAGCAGCAATTAAGTCTTACGCAAGAGCCGTTGTTGCAAGTGGCATTACCGTTTTATTAGCAATTGCTGGAGACATGCGCCCTGAATACGCAATTCTTTTAGGTTCTGTTCTTGCCCCAATAATTAAAGCTATTGACCCAACAGAAAAGCAGTACGGCTTAGGCAGTAAAGAATAATGTCAGCCCTTGAGTGGGCTGGCTTTGCTGCTGGAATAACCACAACTTTTATAGGAGTCATTGCAGGACTTAGATACTTAGTCAGAGGATGGCTAAATGAACTTCGTCCTAATGGTGGCAGTTCAATGAAAGACCAATTGACGGCTTTACAAAAAGAAACAACACACCTTTCAGACAGGATAGATGAACTCTTTATTGTCATAACTAGGAAGTAAACTTAATACATGGCACAAAGAAAAAAACGCAAAATTACTAGACGCGTGGGCAAGTGGGAACATGACAAAGTTATGTCAAAACTTGATACCTACGCAATTAGTGTTCGTGAATACTATTTGGCGCTTAGGAAGGCTGGATTTCCTGTTGATCAGGCTCTTGGAATAATTAACGACAAGGCGTCATACCCTGACTGGTTATTGCCTGAAACCCCTGACCATAATCCAATCAATCCTGACCATGACCCCTACGAGGATGAGGACTAATCAATTAAGCGAATCGTCTTAATTTCAGATTTACAAATACCTTACAATGACCCAATCGCAACTAGAAACCTTATACGCTTCATTGCTAAATGGAAGCCGCATCAAGTCGCAACAGTCGGAGATGAAATTGATTTACCCCAACTCAGTAAATGGGAACGGGGATTGGCTGGAGAATATGCTGGAACACTTGACAGAGATCGGCAGCTTACTAAGCAAATCCTTTATGACTTACAGGTAACTGATATGGTCAGGTCTAACCATACAGACCGTTTATGGAACTCAATCAAAACTAGACTTCCAGCCTTTGCATCTTTACCTGAATTAAGGTTTGAAAATTGGCTTGGACTGCCTGAACTAGGCATTAAGTTTTGGCGTGAACCAATGCCTATTGCACCTAATTGGATTATCCTTCATGGAGACGAGGGGCAGGTATCTCAAAAGGGTGGTCAAACAGCCCTAGGATTGGCTCTAAGGCATGGTAAGTCCGTAGTGTGTGGACATACCCACAGGGCGGGGTTGGCAGCCTATACAGCCTCTTCAGGGGGCAAAATAGGGCATACCTTATATGGTCTAGAGGTTGGCAACTTGATGGATTTCAAATCTGCTAAATACCTAAAAGGTGGGTCAGGCAATTGGCAGCAAGGATTTGGCATTTTATATGTCAATAATAAAAAGGTCTCGCCTGTATTTATACCTATTGAGAAAGACGGAAGCTTTATAGTGGAAGGCAAGACTTATGGCTAATCAAACTGACTATGAGCCTAGAACCATAGATGAACAAATTGATGCTTTTGACAGGCTCAATCTAATATAACAAAAGCGTTATAGAACACGCCATACATGCCGTTGTAAATGTCGGCTCTTTAAGTCACAATTTCCTTATCCAAGTTAACGGAACTTGGTGTAACGGAAAGGCTTTAAATGAAACTGAACGCAAACGACTTTGATCGTTTAACTGAGACTCAAATGGAATGGAACTCAGTCGCTGATTGGAAAGATCAAGCGCCTAGGTTTGAGGATACAATCAACTGGAATCATAAGTTTATATTTTGGACTGAAAATTATGCTTCCACTTTGCTTGCAACTGAATACTTAAGCCAACAAGGTCATGATTACAGTATTTCTTATGATGAAGCTATGAATCAATATTGCTTCACAACTGATTACTCAGGTTCTTGGTACGGTGCAGGGGTTAAATCATGAGTCTATACGACGCAGGTTTGACAACTATCGCCATGACAATTGCAATAATAACACTTGTCGTTATTGTCGCTGCTATACGCAATAATTCTTTCCAAGCTGGTTACTGGAGAGGGCGTGGGGATGGTTGGAGAATGGCTAACCGTCACCGTGATCTAATTGTCAATGTAAAGGATGAGGTATTTGATTATGAAAAGCAGAACTAAACTACTAGAGGAAATACAGGTGATTTTGAATGAGAGAGGCAGCCTTTACGGAAGCAGTCGCACAAATCATGAACGAATCTCAGAACTGTGGTCAGGTTATCTTGGAGATTACATATCGCCAATGCAGGTCTCAATGTGCATGTTGTTGGTCAAAGTCTCAAGACTTACCGAGACTCCAAATCATAAAGACAGTATTAAAGACCTCATTGGTTACGCGGCAATATACAACGAACTCTTAGACTCCTATGAAGAGGATTTTGGAGTAAGTGATGGCATTTAATATTAATGACTACGAGACAGTTGAGGTGAGACTTGGAAAGTTTATTGCTGACTACCCTGATTTTATGGTACATACCGAGCTTGTTCAGGCTAGTGAAACGCGGTTTATTGTCCTTGCAAAGATTTATAGGACATGCGCTGACACGCAGCCGTTTGCTACTGGTCTTGCTTATGAAACCGTTAGTGATCGCGGTGTCAATTCAACTTCTGCATTGGAGAACGCGGAAACTTCTGCAATTGGGCGCAGCCTCGCTAACGCAGGTTACGCCGCTAAAGGAAAGCGACCAAGTCAAAGCGAGATGGCTAAAGTCATTGCAGCAGAGACTCCTAAAGTTATCTACGGCGCACCCAACTCAAAATCAGCAGCAGTAGAGACTGCGTTAAGACAATCTTTTGCTGAAGAAAAGAAAGAACCTGAATCAGTTGCATGGTCAATTGGTGATGTAGTTGACTCAATAGGTTCAAAGACTCCAGCAGCTCAAGAATGTCAACATGGTTTAATGCGACTGAAAACAGGAATTTCCAAGGGCGGGAAACCGTACTACGGGTATTTATGTATTAAAGGTTGCAATCCCGTGTGGGCAACCATGACTGCTAATGGCAATTGGTACTTCCCTAATGAGGATGATAGAACTCATGGGTGATATGGAGATGATCTACCCTGACGGGCTAAAAAAAACATTTACTGATAAAGGTGTTGAATTAGATTTAGTGCCTTTGTCAGAGTGTTGTGAAATGTGTAATGACCCTCGTATGATCAATATAGATGGTATCAAAACATGTATTGTCTGTAATAACATTAATCATATTGATTTAAATAAGCATGCCGAGATATGATTTCCTTTGTGAGTTCTGCGAGAGAAGCGTGGAACTTACATTAGCGGTTGACCAGCAAGTTCCTAGGTGTGGCACATGTTCGGGGAAACTTAGGCGCTTATGGTCAACCGTACCAATACACTTTAAAGGTGATGGTTGGGCTGGCAAGTCTTGAGTCAACATAGGAAACACAGAGGTTATCGCACTCAAAAGGTAGTAGCAGAGTATTTAAAGACTTGGTATCCGTT